GTTAAGCCGCCTTTCCCAACTTCATTTATCATACCTCTCAACTTGTCGTATTGCATACCACAAGCTTTCATTGTTTGATCATCATCCATTGCAGAAGTGTCAACTAAAGATTTATCTTGCATTGCGCAGACCGACATAAATGATTTGTATGTAGCCTCTTCTTCTTGAGAATATTTTTTGGCTATAGAGATTTCGATATTTCCGTTTGATCTATCGATGTTTGCTTGTAATGGATTATTGATTTCTTTCATTTGAGTGATATAAAATTGCTGATGGATAAATTTCTAATTTGTGAGCATCTGAGACATCGTAAATTTCACTTAAAATGTCTAAACTTTCAATGTTGTTATAGTCTTTTACACAAGAAATCATCATACTTGTCCAATTTTCTTTTTCGCTACCACAGACAACGGATTCGCATAGTTTTGAAACCATTTCCTTTTGTTGTTTGTTTAACCTTTTTTTACCGATTTTGCTTTTGATTTCTTGAGTAGCTAAAGACTGCAAAGCCTCTATTTCATAGACCGTAGCTTGTATCGCTTCTTTTGATACAGACTCCGAAGCTTGCGTTGATCCTGGAGGTCTACCTGGTACACCTGGAACCTTTTGCTCTTCTTTTGGTTCTTCAGAATCTTCTTCTTCTATCATAGGAATTCCTCCTACAATAGGATTGTAATGACCTTTTTTACGTTGCTCGACAAATTTGTCTTGAGCTTTGTTTAATTCTTCAGCAAGAGGGAATCTTCCAGTTTGAATTATGGTCATACCTTGCTCTGCAGTTAGAATACCTAATTCCATTAACCTTGTAGCCACACGCATTAATTGAACTTCGTCCCTCAAATCAATATCTTTGAATTTTACTGTGGGATATGATCTAAATCCTAAGTCCTTTGCTATTCTTTTTATTTCTGGTTGTAAAAAATCGTTTATAAAAGCTTCTCTAGCTTCTTTTAATCTATCCAAGAATACCCTAGCTTTAATTTGAGCTCCATTATATTTGTCATCATTGAGGATTATATTCTGTAGTCCCTCTTTAATGTCTTTGTTTATAACTTCGTATTTACCTGGTCCAACTACTTTATTAATATCTGGAATAATGAAATCTGCTTTGGTTGTATAGTCTGAAACTAAAACTCTACCCACAGATTCGTTGCCAAACAATGATTGCATAGCTCTCACGTTGTTGTGATTAATTCCTCCCTTATCTGGGTCAGTTCCCATTGTAATCATTAGAATCACGTTCTCAACGGTTCTCATGATAGCTTGATCCATTTTTTTCATTTCCATTTTGGCATTTATATCCTCAAGAACTGGATATCCAAATGGTATTGCAAATGGTTCGTAATCTTGCTTTTTGTAAAAACTATAAGCCAATCTCTCGTTTTTAAGATTAATCTTTAATCCATCTTTAAAGTAACCACCGTCTTTAATTTGTTTTTTAACTTCTGGATCTAAGGCTTCGAAAATCTCTTTATCGTAATCATTCTTGGGGTTAGCTAACCTTTCCATATCAAACTCCGAAAGTATTTTAGCATAAGCCCCATCAGAACTGTTGAAAACCGTACTTCTTTTTGCTACAATTTCAAAAGGGTTAAGCATTATATATTTTAGCGGAAACTTGTTTTCTTTTGGCTCGTCTACTATAGTCTTAGAGAATTTTTTAAAATCTTCTAGATTAAACTTTCCATCTATTCTATATAAAAATATGTTTCCACTTCTATAGTATTCTCTAAAGTATTGGTCTTTTAAATCCCAAATTTGTATTCTGTCAAAAAGTTTATTAAAAAAGTTTCTTGAATTTGAATTACCGCCCTCTAAATAAAGTTCAGAATTTGCAAATTCAGACATCATGTCTATTGTATTTCTAAAAATTGGAACATTAGCGTAAGCTTTTTGGCAAAGCTCTATTGCGTCCCTAACGTTTATTCCGTCACTAGACAACTCAAACGGCAACAAACCTTTTCTAATTTGGCTATATCTGTTTGCAGGTTCCGTGACTGCAGATCTATTTATTCTTGTTGTTGTTCTGCCCTGTGAGGTGTTGCTAGACCCAGCTCTGCTGTAAGAAGCTTCCGATACATGAAATGCAGAACCTAATGAAGCTGGCTCCGATGCTTCTTGAGCTTGAGACATGTTTGGCATTTCTTTTTCAAACTTGTTCCAATATTGTGATTTTTTTGTGTATTTTCTAGCCATAGTATATTATAAAGTCCTTTACACAACTTTAAAGTAACTTTACCAACTTTTAATTAATAAACATTGGAGTGAACCCAATATTTTCTTCTTTAGGTATGTCCATCATATCATAATAGATATTCATTCCCCAGTTGCCCAGTATTATAGCGGAGTAGGAGTCCTTCCTTGGTCTATCTGCTCCTTTTTGTCTTTTTAGGTTAGATGGTAAATCAAAACTTTGTGTTCCCCCAGCAGATGTAGATACTTGCACAAGTGCACATTCTGCTTTGGTTAAGTCTAGCATATCTTTCTGATGTTCTATAAATTCTATCATCTTGGCGCCAACATTTTTCTCGTCTTCGTATTTAGAAAACTTTAAATCTTTAATTGGTATTTTTTTAGATTTTTGGATTGAATAATTCTCATCCATAGCTGTCGCAGCGAAATAAAGTTTCTTTCTGTCAAATGACGTTTGTAGCATTTCATTTGAGGTTCTGATCCATTGTGACGTTGGTTTTCTCAAATTACATATGACATTACTAGATTTATTGTATTGTCTTCTAGCTTCCTTTAAATCATTTACATAGTTCTGTGGGTGGATAAAATCAGCTTCAAAACAGCCTATGTTTAAATTAGCTTTTTTGAATATTTCACTTTCGTTTGCAGAATTTAAAAATTGTACTCCTCCATTGTAGTCTCCTACAATCATGATTATGTTAAAGTGCTCTAACAAGTATTTAAAATACGTTATATGTTTTTTAAGATTTGTCCCAGGAAGTGCATAACTATGCACCACAACGCCTTTTTTCTGCTCTGGCATTAATTTAATTACTTGTATCGCAAAATCATCTGATGTTTCGGATTCAGACCAAGAAGGGTCAAATGCCATAATGTATTCTGCACCTGGATCACCAGCTACTTCTACTGCTGGAGACTCTCCGTCAACAATCGTGCAATCTGACATTTTGCTTATTTTAAAATAACCAGCGCTGTCATCGGTGAATATGGCGTTAAACTCCCTATCTATCTGGGATTGACTCATTGAACCTTTAGCTTGTGTTATTAAATTTTCGTCATATAAAGCTTTTGGGGCAGCATCGTAAGAGAACTGCATTATACATCTTCTACCTTGATTTTTCGCTCCAGGATTAAAAATCATATTTTCGTAAGCCTGATAAAGTTTATATAGATACTCAAACTTGTAAGACGCTGAAGATAGGCCAATCATCTTATTACTAGGCCACTCTGTTCTTTCTTCTTCTGTCATTTTACCCGCTTTAATCATTTCGTCTTCGGTGTCTCTGATTTTCTGTCTTTCTGTTGGGTTCTCGACAACAGCTAGGAACGGCATAATAACTTCATTGTAAATTTTTTCTGGCATCAAAAGTAGCTCGTCTACAATAATTCTTTGAAAACGAAAACCACGAAGTTTCTCACCATCGCCCAAAGGCAAAGCTGTTATTCTGCTTTTTCCTATTACCATAGACCACTCGTCGTTTGATTTAGTGACCTTGCCTATGCATTGCTGAAATAGCTCTGCTTTTTTGTCTGCAGCTATATCTTCAATTTTTCTAAAAATCATTTTAGACTGTCTGAAAGATTTGGATATAATCCCTATATGAACGCCTTGATTGAGCATGGCGTCCAGAAGCGCAAAAATACCAGTAGAAAAGGATTTTGACATACCACGCGACCATACGCCCAAAAAGTAATCGTTCTCCATCATAGCCTTAACTGCCATGTGTTGGAAGGGAAACAATTCTATACCAGTAAGCAGTTCCGTAGTAAATGTAATGTTTTCTTTTAAAAATTTATACAACCAATACTTGGCCTTATTATCCTCGAGGTAACCCTCAAGCTCTAAGACCTGCTTATTAACATCCTCTCTTTTAAGAGGTTTTTGATTACCTGTTTCCCAAGACATTTTCTTCTTCTATGTAATATTGAATATCAGTTTCCCAAAGCTCGCTACCTAACGCTAATAATTTAGGTATGATAAGCTCACTTTGCGCTCTACATGTAGTAAAAATAAATTGGCATCTTCTTGGAAACTCGTGTTGCAGCTTAACCATGTTAGATAAGGCCCAATTTAAACTAGAAGGTCTTTTGCCTGGGAAATAAAACTTATGCATATCTCTAATTCCTTTTTCTACAACTATATACATATACCCATCAATATCAACGCATCTTTGCATTTCTCTTCTAAATCGGTCAAATCCTTTTCCAAATGTGCCCAAGAAATCTGTGGGGCTTTTTCTATCGACAAAAGTGTTGGTAAAATCATCACCAGCTAAAGTGTAATCTCCAAAATCAAGTTTTAGGTTTTCAGAGTTTGGAAAATAAAGAGGTTTTTGTTCTCTTGTATCCACGAACACCTTAACGTCAAAGTCGTCATAAAATTTTTGAGGCATTGGCTTTCTTAGTAAGGGTTCTACGCCTATTTCTTTGCATGCCTTGTTGTATCCGCCATAATATTTTTTAAATATATTTATGTCTGGTAATTGGGTTTTATACAGCTCTAAATGATTTGGGGCAAACTCCCACTCCTTTAATTTTATTCTTTCGGATAAAACTTTTAAAATATAATTTTTAACCTCCCCGCCCTCTGATTCTTCGCACCATTTCCTCATTTGATTTCTATTAGCGAAATCTGTAGAAAAATATTGTTCTTTGGTTTTAAACTGTATAGCGTTGCCATTTAACTTATTAAACCTTGGATAGTGCTTAACGTAGTAATCTGCTACATAAAATCCATGCTTTTTAATATGAGCATGTAATGATTTTTCCGAAGTAAACTCTTCGCCACATTCTTTGCATTTACAAGACATCATCAATACCTATTCCCAATACTCTAGCCTTCCAAGCGGCCATACCCTCTATTTTATGCGCCTCATCTTTGATTAACTCTTTTTGCATTTCAGTTATACGCACCATATTTTTTCTTTCTTCTTCTTCTTGAAATAATTGAACTATAGATAAGAATGAAGCAG